GAAGAAAGCCCATTAGCTCATTCGGGTTGTGGCTTCACGGCGGAATTGCGTGAAATCCCCATAATACCGAGTGGTTGAAACCAGAACTGCGGTCAGCATCTTGTTGTAAATCTGGAGATCGGTGGGACTAGCGATCCCATCACCAGAGAGAAGCGTTACAGCGTAATCGTAATCGGTTAGCAGAGACTCCCACATTTGCAGCATCTCGATTGGAGCAGCAGTCCCCTTACCGGGTTCAGCGAACTCAACGGAAACGTCAGAACTGGAAGTGCTGCGGACCACATTCCCGCTCTCCATTGAGTTAGCGGAAACAGTTAGCTTTGCCGTCAAAGCCTCAAGCAGTGTCAAAGCGGCTTTGCTCGCGTAGGTCGTACGCAAGTAACTCCGCTTAGTTGCTACTGTGTATGTGAACACTTGGGCGGACTATCAACAGACCCGCAAGTTTGTCAACCACTAGAATTTTCCGAGGTACTGGAAGTTAGGTCTCCCCACAACATCACCATCGCCAACTGCATGATTTCACAGTCGTGCAAATGGTCAGGCCAACGAGTGTTTCTCTTGAACCACAAGTGTTTGATCCTACCGGAGCGGTTAGCTGTTGGCTTGAGAAGATGGCTGTCAAGATGCTTCCAATAGGTATCAGAATCGCTCGCAAACGCTCCTTCAGCGTCGAGTGGAGCGGGTAGGCTACAAACACTCCATTGATGCGTCTCGGTCCCTTTACGGAGCCGCTGGAGCACCTCGCGCATATGCTCTGTGTCAAAGACAAGCAACGGTTGTACAGCGTCAGTCCGCATCGAGGTGGAGGTTGTGATTCCAAAGGGATGTATGGAGCCGGTCTTGGACGTAAATCTAGCTCCAGTCTCGCGTCCTTTCATCGGTAGCCATCCGATCAGCATTGGCTTTCTAAGACCTCCCTCCGGCGGATATCGCAGACCGCAGGGATAGTTTATCGGGCTTGCACTACTCTGAGAAAACTCCGCACAAGCATCGTACACCGCTTGCGTGTTATAGCCGGAATCAACGCCAACATCCATATCGTGGACGTTGTACTGGAGTTGTATCCTACGGAGTGCGGCAAAATCATCAGCGTGACCGGCTCCAACAAGTCGAGAGTTCCCTTTGCTCCATTCTCGGCAGACCCACCACAAGAAAGGAGCCGCAGCTTGTACGTCAGCGGTCAGGTAGCGTCTAGCTTCAGGGATTCCCGCATCAGAAACAATCTCGACTCGGTCCTGTTGAGTCTCTTGATTTTCCCACGGTTCCGCGAGCATCCCGTTGATGAATCCCTGCAACCCCATCATCGAGGATTTGGCTTCCAAGAAAGCGACGGCAAGATTTCCCCAAGTACATTTGCGATCTGGGGAGTAAAGAGAGGAGAGGTGGTAAGACCTTACGCTCGGGAGGCTGGCTTTATTCTCCGAGATCCACTTGCCATGCCGTAACCCTGCAACCTTTTGGCTGTCAGATATCTTTCCCTGACATAATTGGCAGACGTAATGGGCGGTGGTACGGATGCGCTGCCAGTCGGGTCTTCCGTCTTCCAGTTTCTCGTTTTCCCAAGTGACTTGTCGCCACTCCAGCTTGATATGCTCGCGGCAGTACGGACACGGGATGTAATACCTCCGCTGGTCCCCTCGCAGATATCTCTGCCAGATTCGTCCATCGGAGGTTGTCGGAGTCGAAGTGAAAAACGCTTTAGAGCTACTAAACGCTTTGAGTCGCTGCTCGGCAAGATCCAGAGCGTCAGCCTCTTTAGCCGTAGCATCAGCAAACTTGTCCACCTCATCTGCAACCAAGATTCTAACCGGACGAGACGCTAGATTTGCCGGTGAGTTGCTCCCCACAAAAGTCAAAGTGCATCGGTCAAATTGCTGCTCTAGGTTGGTGATCTGGTCTTTGTCTGTCGGGAACCGTGCAATCATTGCCGGTGAGTCTTCCAGCATTGGGAGCCAGCGAGATTTGCTGAAGCTACGAGCCAGATTCTCAGACGGCATCAGCCACAGCGCAGGAGACGGCTCTACGTCAACGGACCAAGCAAGACCAGCCATTAGCGTCGTTGTTTTGCTGGTCTGCGATCCCCAGCACAACGTGACCTCGGAGACCGCAGGATCTTTCCAACTCTCAAGCGGCTCTCTGCAATACGGTCTGACCGCAGTTGAAAATGGTCCGGGATGCTCGGTCTGTCGTTGGCTTAGAGTCAGATTGCTCTCGGCCCACTCAACCACAGATTGCCGTGGAGTCGGTCGCCATAACTGCCGTCGGAACTCTAGGATCTCTAGCTCTAGGTCTGTCATCAGAATAGTTGGTTCATCTTATATTGCGTAGCGGTCGCCATATTGATTAACGCCATGCGATCTTTTATTCCGTTAACCAGACGGTCCTCAACCTTATGGTTTGCCGCCCAAGACGCATTGCGGTTGAAGATCTCAACCATCATAACAATGTTGTCATCCAGCAAATGCAGCACTCCGTAGAACGGGAGCTTTGTGCGTCTGGTGACTTCTAGAGCCGCTTGGATTTTAGACCAACTGATCATCCATTCATTTCCAAATGTGGTCTGTAGCTTGTGCAAGCCATAGCTACGAGTCTTGACCTCATAGATTCCGGTGATGATTCCTTTAGCCGGATCAAATATGAAGCCATCAATGCGGGAAGGCTCTTGGTCTGATATCGAAAGGAACTCCAAGCCAGTTTGACGCTCGATAGCTTTCATCGCGATTCGGTTCTGGCGAAGCGATTCGATACCGGCTGGTTTCTGGCAATTTAAGATTTCCATTAAACCTTTTCCAGAACCGCTTTTTTGCCGGTGAATGCTTCCCAACGCTTGACAATTACGTCGCAGTAAACCGGATTTAATTCCATTGAATAGCAAACTCTTCCTGTTTTTTCTGCTCCCATAAGTGTGCTGCCAGTGCCTCCAAACGGCTCCACGCATAGGCCGCCAATTGGTAGACTTGATTTCATAATCCGCTCCATCATAGCCACAGGCTTTGGGGTAGCGTGTCCGTGACGTTCCACGCCGTTTACTCGCGAAAATTCCCACACGTCACGCATGGGTTCATGAGCGTTGTCAAAGTAAGAGCGTGTTTCTTGTTTAAGCTTTTCGTATTCTTGTTTAAGCTTTTCGTATTCTTGATTGAATGCTTTACCTTTTGCCGCAGATTGAATCTTTCTATATAGACCCTCCGTTGGAAACGACCATTGAGATTTTGTGACCCAATGGCTACCCATTGATGTATCGGTAGCTTTGTTGAGATCGCTTAATTTCCACCCAATTGACTTCATCTCCTGCTCTAGATATGAACGCATCGGTTCCCATCCTTCCCAATAATCAGCCGTGTTCATGTTGCCAACCAGCTGATTACCAAGCTGAAAAAATAAGCAGTGTTCAGAAGCAATCGGGTATTGATTAAGTTCAGCTGATCCCATTCCGGGGATCGCTTTCTTGTCCCACACGATCTGATTCCTTAATTCCAATTTCTCGCTGTTGCCAAGTCCTGTCTTGTACCAAAGCCGCCATAGCTCCGGCGCATTTCCCCATATGTACGCACTTGCGTTATTAAAAAGAAACGACCGTAACGTTGCCCACCATTCCATCTGAAAATTATCTAGATCCTCGTTGTAAAGATTGTCGTTAATAACTCCGTCGGATGCTTTTCCCATGCCGTATGGTGGATCGGCGTGCATAAGTGAAGCTTTTTGTCCCGCCATCAGACGCTCTACATGTGTGACAACAGTGCTATCGCCACACATGATTCGATGATTCCCTAGAATCCAAATGTCTCCGAGCTTAGTTATTGGCTCAACGGGAGGTTCTGGGATTTCATCTGGATCGGTTTGCCCCTCGATGATTTCTAAGTTCAAGAGAGCGTTAAGCTCGTCATCTGAGAATCCAGTCAGATCGGTGTTGAATCCTTCCTCTTGCAGGGTGAGTAATTCGGCTTTCAGCATCTCATCATCCCATCCAGCGTTGAGAGCCAACTTGTTGTCAGCGATCACGTAAGCCCTAATCTGTGATGGGCTTAAGTGTTCAAGACGCAGACACGGGACTTCCGCTAGTCCAACTTTCTTTGCAGCCATTACTCGACCGTGACCGGCAATGATGGTCCCGTTGGAATCGATGAGAACTGGATTGGTAAATCCAAACTCACGAATTGAGGCTGCGATTTGAGTTACTTGCTCGTCGGAGTGCGTTCTGGAGTTTCGAGCGTAAGGTATCAGATCGGATACTGGCAGTGATTCAATTTGATTCATTTCCAAGGATCGGTTAGGTGCAGAGTTTTGAGACATACTTCTTGAACCCAACGCTCTAGCTCGCGCTCGGCGTGTTCTGGGTCGTGGGGAGCAATTCGGCCAGCGAGTTGCTTGGGCATCGACTTCAGGAGTTGAGCAACCGCTCCATCGTGATCTTGCATCACCTTCTTGACCCAAGATCCAGAGACCATCGTTCGCTCCTTCTCGGCTAACGCGATTACATCTTGCCGCGCGTTGATCAGGTTCTTTGCGGCTGATGCGTGAACCGTGACCATCCGGCCAGCGTCCATTGTTTTGTTGCGTAAGGCTTGAACCGCCAAACCATACGACGCTCGCTCAATCTGTTTCTGCCGCTCGTAGGCTCCCGCTGGAGTGTCCAGAGTTACGAGTGATGCATTGACCGCAGTTGCTGCTTCAGGAGGTCTGTACGGCCCTTCAGTGATTGATTGCGCGGCTTCATTGAAGACAGCTTCCTGCTGATTGATTGCGGCCATCCGCTCAAGCGTCGATGGTCTACCGCCTATCCCTTTGCGCGATCCTCTCCAAGCGTCAGCCTCCTCGGGGGAGGTTAACGGCATCCCTGCTGCGGTTAGCTGAGAGACTCTTCCTTTGGTTAAACCGCTGTGCTTAACGTAGTCGGTTTGAGTCATCGCAATTGGATTGGGAGGTTCTCGGGCTTCATCTTGACCAGTTCTTCAAGACCTCGGGTCACAGTTTTGTAAACCGATTTCTTGGGATCGGGAGCGTAGAACACCGCGACTTGGTCAATGGTGAAAGATCCGCTTTTGATGCGGTCCAAATGCCACTTGAGCGTTGAGTGTCCAATGTTAAGGAGTAGGTAGTCGGTAGCTAGTGACATAGGGTTTGTACTGCAATAGCAAGTTCGCTCGCGCAAGGTCATCGGTCCCG